AATTTCAAGAAAGTTCTCACCCTCCGTGACAAAAATCCGCATTCCCATCACTTCGATGAAGCCTGTTTTCCCGATACCAAAAACAATGCGCCCCAGCTCATCACCAAATGCAAAACAGTAATCGGAGTCATCCGGCAAGTTGGTTACAGGGACTCCCATAATGCGCATTCCGGCGTTCGCTTCCAGCACACCACGCAAATCAATACCCACGGCGCGACGGAACAATGCATCAACAAACTCGACGGCATAATCTGGGTCAACTTCCCCTATAATCCCAGCATCTGGCAACAGTTGCTCCATTGCCCGCTTATCGGCGACCTCGAAAAGCTTCACCGCATTGCCGCCATTATTCCGGTAAACCGTCTCGGTAGCGCTGTTATCGTATGCTACACGGAACGTTTGACCAGGAACGGTCATTGACAGGCCCGCGTTCGTACCTGTCGGATCTTCCGCTGACGTGAAAACGATGATGGATACGCCCTGGCTATCAGGCAGGCGCTTCCCGGTAGCAACTGGCTCACCATTAACGTTTTTGAATTCTTCCACCCACACGCCGGAATTTTCAGAGCGCACCGAGAATAACGCACCTTCAGGTACTTTACCGGCAGCAATAGCCGCCTTAGCCTCATCCTGATTCGAGTAGGGTAGCTCTCCCGATTTAATTAGCGTGCTGTAGGCTTCAACCGCCTGCTTTAAATACTGCGTACGGTTCCCCAGCTGTTTCGCTTGAATATTCGCCGCACCTTCGCGCCCACCTTCAACTTTATCGAGGCGAGTCAGCATGCTGACATTATTTTCCCATTGTGCTTTTTCGCTAATATTCATGCATCGTTACCCGCAAAATGATAATTCCCGCTGTAGAAAGCCCGCCCGTCGTAATAAATGCTTTCGTCCGGCTTGTAATTCGGCGGGTAAACGGTAATTACCTCGCCATCAAAATTCGCTGCGCCTACCCATGCATTCCCCCTGGTATGGGTTGCAATTGTCATCGTTGACATATGCCGACTAACCGGCTTGGCATCTCCTACCAGGCGATTCAGTTCATCCAGTGTTTTTGGTGTAAGGCCAACTTCATTTACATCAATCTCAAGCCGGAACGTGCCCGGCTCATCTCCGACATCGAACCATTCCGCAAACGTGGCGGAAAAACCCATATCTTCGATCACTCGCCGCACGGCTGCGCGCGTACCCTTCCGGCGATGAAGCCAGTAGGATTGCTGGATTGACGCTATTTTTTTCTCTGCCGGCCAGTTCTTATCCCACCGATCAACCGACAGCGCCCACGCCAGATATGGCAATAAATCAACCGGGCATGCCGTCGGCGTCCACAGCGTGCGAATGGCTACCGTAATTCCGGACAGCTTCGCCGTGGCAGCTTCGGCGCAACGCATCCACGCGCTGGCAGAGGGAGGAAGAAGCGTGTTATTCATCCGTTCCGCCGTTTTCCAGGTTGTAGCCGATATTCCTGGCCGCCTGGATATCGCTGATCCTGATATCGTCCGGCGGGGCATTCAGCACGACACGCTGTACGCCCTGGACATGGAGCGCCGCTGAAATGGCGGAGCGCGCCACGTCTCTGCTGATTTTTTTATCGTTCTGTTTCAGGAACTTTTGCAACGATGCATCAGCAGCATTGATGATCGGCTCTGACTCCGGCCCCGGATACAGGTACAGCGTGGCGTCAATCTCGTAATCGACAATCTCAGCGCTGCGCACCGTCACACGATCACCCAATGGGCGAACCTCTTCATCGTTTACCGCTTCGGCAACAGCGGCCAGCAGTCCTGGCGACGCGGTACCGTCGCCCTCGGTGGACAGCACCGCAATAATCACTTCTGCCGGTGCCGGGCTGGAAGCCCTGGCATCGGCAACTTTTCCGCTGGCGCTGCGGGCAAAGTATTCATAGGCCGCCGATGGCCCGGCGACACTCATTCCCTCAAAAGCAGCCTGCGCCCGCAGGCGTAGCGCCTCGTCACTTTCCATTTCGGCATCAGTTGTCTCGGTTGCTTCGGTCTTGATCAGGCGTTCGGTATCGAGGTTCGCCGCGATATTATCCAGATCGTCACCGGTCGAATGACTCAGCATGCAGGCGGCCGCCCCTTCGTTAATACGCTGGCGCAGTAACATCTCGCGATATGCCAGTGCCTGGGCGAGTACATTTAATGGTTCAGACTCCAGCGCCAGGGCGGCAATAACGGCGGCCTGCTGATCTGCCGGATAAGCGGCTACCATCACCGCTTTCACCTCGATCAGAATTTCTTCAAAATCCAGTTCCTCGATAATGGTCGGCTGCGGCAGCTGAGAGAGATCAATTGTCGGCATTTTTGGCGCTCCTTAACGTTACCGATCTGGTGCTCTTTTCCATGCTTTCAGTCAGCATTCCGGATAGCTCCGCCGTTACTGCGCCCGAAGCAGAATAGTGAATATTGATAGCGTCAAGCGCGATCCGCGGCTCCCATGCAGCCAGCGCGATAACGGCGGCGCTCATCAGTTGCAGTCGCGTGACGTCATTCTGCGGGCTGTCGATCAAATCCGGGCAAAGCGAGCCGTAATTGCGGCGCATAATGCGCGTATTAACTGGCGTCAGCAGAATATCGCCCACGGACTGCCACACATGATCTTCATCCGTCAGCGTTCCGGTGCCGTTCGCATTCATACCGCGATAGCGCTCACTCATCGGGTGCCCTCCGTCCAGTCATCACCACGTTCAACTTTGCCGTGATTGTGGTTATCCACCTGCACGCCGTTAGAGATAAACGCCCCGCCGGCATGATTAAAATCACCGCGCATTTCCCCGCCTTCGGTGATATCAAGATTTTTCGCGCGCAACAGGTTGGTGCAGTTCACCTCTGGCGTATCCAAAGTGACGATAACCGACGCCTCGATCACCGCCGATTTAATACCCGTCACCTGTAAGGCGCCCGCCTCGGCGTCATAACGAAAACGCGCACCATCAGGAGCCGTGACTACCATTTCATTACGCGTCGCGCCCGGCGCCGGATTGTCGTTGCTGTACAGGCTGCCACCAATGATGGCGGTATCCGTGTTACCTCCGAGACACAAGAGCCAGACCTGCTCGCCAATGGATGGCGGCACCCAGACCTTAAATGCCCCGGCCCGTTGCGCGTTCCAGCGTAGCCAGGTCGTTTCCAGTCCGCCGCTTTGTACCCGGACGAGCCAGTTTTCCTCGTCAATCTCCGTCACCGTACCGGTGCGGACGATGTTCTCCAGCAGGCGGATCAGTTCGGCAATATCCATCAGCGCACTCCCAGCGAATCAATCACCTGCCGGGCAATCATCATTCGATCCGTCTTACTCAGGCCCAGCAGTTCACGACGGGGATAGCTCGCCATCGCGCCGCTATCATTCACCCTGTCACGCAACCCATACTGGTGAACGCGTGCAATACGGGCCGCCACGCCAGTAAATCCCACGCTTGCCCCTTCAGAGGTCGCGCGGGCTTTCAGAAAGCGCGCGGTGCGCAGGCGGCGGAACATGGGATCGGCTTTCGTCGTATCGCGGCGAGTCTCGTTGAAGCTGATATCGAGATAACGCTCGATATCAGCACGGTAAAACGACCGCACCGCGCCTCGCCCTTCATCAAATCCGGTCAACATGCGGCCACGACTACCACGCGTCGCCCGCCAGTTACGCAGGCGGCGCTCTTCCCCCTGCCAGATAAACCCGATCCCGGCCTGCGAACGCAGTACCCGGCGGTGTCGTTTCTGGTACGGTGTGCCGTCTGGCGCAACCTGCTTACCGATCCGCTGGCTCTGAGTACGGCGCAGCGTGGTGGCAATGCCTCTTGCCGTGCGCAGGCGACGTGCTGGCGTCATAGCGGAAAGGATTTCCGCGAATACTTGATCAAGCTGTTGAAACAGCGCAGCATCGTTGCTCACGTCATCTCCCCCTCATAGCCCGGATCAAAGACCACTTCCCACTCACCGCCATTAATACGCGGGCGGTCTTCCGCCAGGTGCGTAGAAACGGGTTTTCCGTTGACGTTCTCCACCATGACGCGCTCCCAGACCGGCACCTTAAACAGCACATCGGCCATGTCATCGCTGATAATGTCCGCGTCAAACTCAACTTTGCGGTTATTGTCCGGATTGAGCAGTAAATCAGGCTGGTAATGCCATACCCACGCCATAATCGGCAGCATGAGATCATCCACCTGCCCCGGAAAGTCCACGGCCAGCACCTGTATGGTGTAGCGATACATAAACGAGGATTCGCCGGTCGCCAGCGTCTCAATGCTCCCCTTCTCCACCCAGACGGTGATCAGTTCAGGGTTGGCCTTACACCAGGTGTTTGCGGCGATCAGCGCCTCGCGTAACAATTCGGCTTTTTTCATTTCATCCCCCGGGCTATTCGCCGCAGTTCCAGCTCCCGAATGCCCGCCTTATCCGCGTTGCAGGTATCCAGCGCATCAAGTAGCGCATCAGACCAGATCACAAGATTCCCATAGCGCATCGGCCTGGGCGGCGGCGCTGGCGTTTCAGTTTTTGCCGTCAGGCTTTCTGGCAAAGGCTCCTGAATGATCACCGGCGGCGACTTCGGCGGCGCGCTGGTACAGGCTGTCAGCGACAACGTCAGGCACAAGAGCAGCAGCGCAGGGATCGCCGGCCAGTTCAGTTTTGATATTTTCACGACGTTTCTCCCCGGCTTCGTTACGCTTTTGCCCCAGCGCTTTCACACTGGCTTCAATCTCGCTGACGTCCTGGCGCAGCGCCCGCACTTCGGCCAGCACATCGCTGGTCTGGTTCAGTTTTTGGTTAGCGTCTGCCAGCGCTCTTTCTGCGGCTTCGCGCTTGTTGGTTTCCGTGGTTAACCGGATGCAGGCCACCGCCAGAAGGACACAGATCACCGTGATAACGGCAATCAACCCCTTCATTTCGCCCCCTTAAACACAGGATCTGACAAGCACCACTCCCGGAACTCTTCCCGGCGGTTGACCAGTCCCTGCAAGCGCCTGCCGCCTGAGTTAACAAAATCCGTTACCCGCTCGCAGACGCCGCGCCAGTCAGCCGATTGCGCATTACGCCAGATCGTCGTTCTAACCTTCTTCCCCTGCCTGTTGGTGTACCAGGCAAGCCCGCTACAACCGACATTAAATGCGCTATCGGTCAGCGCCTCGAAAACGCGCTGCGGTGCAGTTGCGCCGTTAAACTCACGGTTAACGCACCGTTCCGCGCGCATCAGGTCATTCACCCAGCGCTCGGCAATCTCCGGCTCGGCATACTCCCGGTTCTGCACTTTCCCGGTAGAGCCGATCCCCACGGTTAATACGCCTGCCGGGCAGTAATACGGGGTCTTGCGACAATCCTCATATTTCGCCATCTTCAGTTGCGCTTCCGGGCTGGTACGCAGTGACTGCGGCCAGAGCACGGCGGCCAGCGAGATAATCGCGGCGACAGAGCAGGCAATAACGCCCTTTTTCATCGTGGCGCCTCCCTGATAGTGCGGATCAACTCTTTCACGTCCTGCCGGTTTTCCGTGTCGTCGCGAATGGCGTCGATCAAATCGTTCAGCAGCACGTTATTGGTTTCATGGATACGGGCCATCCGGCGGCGATGCATTTCACCTAACACCGCCACCACTACCCCTGTTACTGCCGCAATAGCCGTCAGCCAGTCCTTTTGCGTCATCATTCCGACGCTGCCGAGGAACACCGACCAGAGGTATGCGGCCCAATTCCAGGCGCGGTTTATTAACTCCATAGCTGCACCGTCTCCTTTGTCGCCGAGGCGCTTACCTCCGGCAGTTCCACCACCTGCCCGGCCTCCATGAAGATCTGATCGGCCAGTGACTTGTTCGCAGCAAGCACAATCTCGGTGACGCCCTGGGTGGTGCCGTAATAACGCTGGCAAAGCAAATCCACCGTATCGCCCTGTAAGGCCTTCACTTTCATCAGAATGCCTCCGCTGAATTGCGAACTTCGCCGCGAATATCGGAGATAGCCCAGCGCGCATCACGCCAGTGATCGTTTGCCTGGCTTGCCAGCGCAGCGGCTTTCTTCTCCCCGGCGTCGCCGGTCGTATCCACATCACGGAATGTTTCGATCAGCAGGGCGCGGGCTATGCTGTAAACCGCACGGCGCCAGCGGTAAACCTTCGCGCTCTGCCCGTTAATTTCCATTGCTGGCACGGTATCCAGTGATGCAAATCCGGCGTTCTGCTGTTCGATCCGCCAGGTTTCGAGCTGGTCAGCGGCATGGCCCACCGCCTCGATAACAACATGCTTCAGCCGCGAAGTTGTCACCGTGCCGGTGATGCGCATCTCTTTACGGGCATCGCTCAACACAATCTCGGGCCAGAACACACCGGCGGTGACTTTCTCGCCGCCGTCGTCCACATCCGGCACATCCTCTGCTGAGGGGGTTATTGTGCGGGGGGCTACAAGGCTCATGGTGTAGTCTCCAGAAAAGGTGGCGGTGAGCGGACGGAGAAAAGAAAACGCAGTGCGTTGCAGATCTCCGACCGCGCCGCCAGCGCACGGGGCGCAAGTCGGTTATTTGTTGGCGGCAGGCGCTTTTTTCGTTGTGGTTTTGCGCGCCGCTGGTTTTTTGGTTGTGCTTTTACGGGCGGCTTTAGGCGCAGGCTTCCCGGCCGCCACCGCCGGAACCGGTGGTGCTGCAGGGCTATCACTCTGCCCTTCTTCGCCATCGCCGCCAGCAGACTCCCCTTCGGAAATAGTCGCAGCAGCGGTTTTCTTCAGTTGACTGGCGAGTTTGTCGATCAGCTTTTTCACGCCTGCGCCAGGATCCATGATCAGTGCAGTGCGCAGCAGCTCTAACGCGGTTTCCTGCTCGGCAGGCGTCCCGTTGCGCAGGGCAAAAGCGCGTGCTTTGTGGAGTTTGGCGCGCACCATGTCTGGCATATCGCTGGCTGCGGTAAACTCGGCTACTTCATCGAGCACCGCCAGATATGGCGATACGTCGGCGCTGTCGTCGGCCTTAACCTGAACCAGGATCGGATCACAAATTTCGTCGACCAGAGCCGTCGCCGCCGTGCGGTTAAAGCGGTCTGGCATCGCCAGGTTATGCGCGATGACGTAACGCCCGATTCGCGCCGCCAGTGGATAATCACGAACATCTATTGCCCAAATCATCAGGCGCGTGATCACTTCATCCTGGCGGCCGCTATTACCTTCGAGCGTTCCCTCAATCCACCCCTCGTAATTGGGTAGCATCTGGCGCTTAAGCGCGGCTTTCGCCTGCTCGCCCTGAATTTTTTTAAGCGCGGCCATGTCCATGCGCATGCGGTGCAGGATCTGCTCATGCGCAGTGCGCGCCGTATCGGACAAATCCTCACCCTTTCCATGACGTTCAGCCATGACGCGTTGAAAATGTCGTTGTGCCGGTGTCAGCATTGTTTCTTCCCCGATGAACGGCGGGCCTAAGCCCGCCAGTGTGCGGTTACGCGCCGCCTTCCGGCGCCTCGGCAAAGGTGATGCCGTCGATAAATGCGACGTTGCCGTAGTCCTCGATCACAAAGTCATCGTTTGAGGACTGGTATGTCGCGATGCGGTTGTACTCCGGCTCTTCCTTGATCGTCCGGCGCAGTCCGCCGCGCTGGTAGTACACCGACAGGTTTTTAAACGGCGTGATCAATACGCCATTGACCGGGAAGTAAGGCGCGATGAAGGTCGGCATGTTGCCAACGCGTTCCTGCGCAACAATCAGCTGACCGGCCAGCATTTCGGTGTTCGGGTTGGTCTGGCTCATGGCGTTAATGGCCGGGAAATTACCGGTAGTCAGCAGGTCGCCTGCCAGGATCACCACGTTATCCGGATTACGCTTGTGCCATTCATCCATAAGGCTGTTTTTCGCGTCATAGACCGCGGCGCCGAGGTTGCCGTAAGTCCCTTTCGCAATGACTTTGTTATCTTCATCGCGTGAGGTGATGGTGACGCCTGAAATCACGCGGTGGGCGGCTTCAGTGCGGATTTTCTCAAGCCAGCCAATCCCGCAATCCTGCAACAGTGGGTTAGCTGCACGATCTGACGGGTCGCTGTATTTGGTGCCGTTAAAGCCAATCATGATGCGATCCAGCGACATCTGACGAGCCATCGCGGCGCTGATCAGCGGCTGGAAGTTCGGCATATGCGCCCAGGCATCGAGCTGTTCGTAGCTGATCCCGTAGTCGTAATTGACCTTACGGCACGTGTAATCAAATGGCTCCATCGTATGATTTGCGCCCGGATTACGGCGGGTAGTAGTGCTGTTGTTGACACCAGCCATCGGGCCTTTGCTACCAATCAACACTTTCTGACCAATCTGCTGATTAACGCCAAACACGTTAATTTTGCTCAGGAAAGAATCGCTCTCCTGCGCTGCCTGCTCCAGCTTTTGCTGACGGGTGGGATCAACCGCAAATTTCGCAGCAACTGCCGCAGGTGATACGCCGTTTAACTGCGCCTGGCGCAAAATGTACTGGTCAAACAGCTGGCGGGTATTGTTTTCCATGTTCTCTGCTCTCGTTGTGAATATCAGTAATCAGCCAGCTGCGCATTAGCGCCGCCGCCCGCCGGTGGTCGCTGGCTAAAGCTGGCATCGGTGGTGCTCAACTTTTGCCGCAGTTCGGCCAGCTCACTGGTGAGTTTCTCAATGGCGGCTTTGGCCTGCTGGCGCTCCTGCTCGGCGGTGTTAAAGCGATCAATCTGCTCTGACTGCGATTGCGCCACGGCCTCAACGACCTGGTGCATCTGGCTGAAGCGCTGATCGTCGGTTTTCTGGCCTTTGCCGATGATGCTCATCACCCGGTTAAACCACTTAACCCCTTCATCACTGCGCTGGGCGGTCAGCTCGATCACCTCTGCTTCCAGGGCTTCGGTAAACATTGGCGCTTCGCCCTGCTGGTTGTTAAAGGCCATCACCGAGGCGCGTTGCTGCGCGGCAAACTTCAGGCGATCGGTACCCAGGCTCGCCGGGGTATCGGTCATCGCCAGCCCCACCACATAGGCTTTTCCGTTGAGGGCAAACTGAGGATGCAGCTCAATGCTTGAATAGACTTTCTGGCCTTTGTCGGTCATCTGCACCATGCGATCTGATGGCTCGATCTCGGCATAAAGGGCGGTTCGCCCTGCTAACGGGCCGTCGGTAATGTCTTCGGTGCTGAGTGCCACCACATCCCCCATCGCGCCAAAATCGCTGTTCGGGAACATAGAGAGATAGTGCTCAATGTTGACGCGTGCGCCGTACACCTCCGGGTTGTAATTCGCTGCCGCATCGCGAAGGTGCTGCGGTTGAATTTCGCGGCCATCAACGGTATTTCCGGAGACGGCAACGCGGAATTTCTTACGTGGTTTTGCTGTGCCTGCCATGTTCGTTTACTCGCTCGGTTTCTGAGTTCCCGGAGATGATGGCAGGGGGTGACGTGCGCTCTCAACGCGTTGTTGTTGTGAGGGAATCGCCACAACCAAAAGCGAGCGAAAGGGTACGCGCGCGCGGGTTAATCTCCCCGGCAGGAAGCGAGGAGGACAAATGGCGATTGAAGAAGCATTCATCATGCAGCGGGCGCGGCAGCTTTACTGGCAGGGGTACCCGCCAGCTGAGATTGCACGCCTGATGGGTATTAATCAGAACACGGTTTACTCATGGAAAAAGCGTGATGAATGGGACGCCACGCCACCGATCCAGCGCGTGACGACGTCCATTGATGCACGGTTGATACAGCTCACCACCAAAGACAAAAAGACCGGCGGCGACTTCAAAGAAATTGATCTGCTTACGCGCCAGCTGAAAAAGCTGGACAACGGCACAGCAGCCACCCAGCCGAAGAAGAAGATCCGCAAGAAACAAAACTATTTCTCAGAGTCGCAGATTGCAGCGCTGCGCGAGAATATTCTCGGCTCGCTGCACTGGCATCAAAGAGGCTGGTACGACAACCACCACTGGCGCAACCGCATGATCCTGAAAAGCCGTCAGGTTGGCGCGACATGGTACTTTGCGCGCGAAGCCCTGGTGCGCGCCCTTTCCGATGATGTGAAGTACAAGCATCAACGTAACCAGATCTTTCTGTCGGCGAGCCGCCGCCAGGCGTATCAGTTCCGCAGCTTTATTCGCTCTGCTGCCGCTGAGGTTGATGTTGAGCTGAAAGGCGGCGACATGATCCAGCTGTTTAACGGTGCGGAGCTGCATTTCCTCGGCACGTCCGCTGCGACGGCGCAGTCGTACACCGGCAATCTCTATTTTGATGAGTTTTTTTGGGTCGGCCAGTTTGCCAACCTGAAGAAAGTGGCCGGTGCGATGGCGACGTTAAAAGGGCTGACGCGTACCTATTTCTCCACCCCGTCAGCAGAAAGCCATGAGGCTTACCCTTTCTGGACAGGTGAAGCATTCAACAAAGGGCGCAGCCACGGAAAGCGGGTTGAGTTTGATACGTCCTGGAAGACGCTAAACAGCGGGCTGATGTGTCCGGACAAAATCTGGCGCCAGATCGTCACATTGCAGGACGCTATCGATCACGGCTGGGATCTGACCGACATTGACGAAATCCGCGACGAAAACAGCCCGGAGGAATACGACAACCTGTACGGGTGCCAGTTCATCAAAAGCGGTGAAAGCGCCTTTGACTATAACCGGTTGCTGGCATGCGGTGCAGACGGCTACGACGACTGGCCCGACTGGCGCCCGTATGCCTCCCGCCCGATGGCCGATCGCCCGGTCTGGATTGGCTACGATCCCAACGGTGCCAGCGGTAAAGGCGACAGCGGCGCCATTTCAGTCAATGCCGTGCCTATGGTCGCCGGTGGCAAGTTCCGCACCGTCGAGACGCTACGCATACGCGGGATGGAGTTCGAAGAGCAAGCCAATCTCATTATCGGCATGCTGAGTCGCTATAACGTGCAACACATCGGGATTGATGGTACCGGCATCGGTGAAGCCGTTTATCAGCTGGTTAAAAAGCACTTCCCGGCAGCAGTCTGTTACCAGTTCTCACCGGCCAGCAAACGCATGCTTGTGCTGAAGATGCAGCAGCTCGTTCGCGGCGGCCGCTGGGAATATGACCGGGGAGAGCTTGATCTCGTTGGCGCGTTCAACTCTGTTCGCAAGATTGTCACCCCCGGCGGCGTTATCACTTACGACACTGACCGCTCACGCGGCGTCAGTCATGGCGATCTCGCATGGGCGACGATGCTTGCCACCATTAACGAGCCGCTGGGACAGGAAGGCGGCAGCAGTATGACAGTTACGGAGTATTAACCTTGAGCAAACGAAAATCCATGCGCGGCAGGCAGTATGCCAGGGAGCAGGCCGATCTCGCCGTCTCGCTAAAAGCTGCACCCGAGCTGAACTCGTTCACATTCGACGGCCCCTGGCCGGTGAGTGGCGCGTATGACCTGCTCGATAACATGTACTGCGCCGATAACGGGCGATACTACGAAACGCCGGTTGACTGGTACGGGCTGGCCCGCCAGTTCGGCTATGCCAGCTGGCACCAGTCGGCGCTGTACTTCAAACGCAACGTGCTGGCCGGTTGCTTTATCCCGCACAAACTGCTTTCCCGTCAGGTGTTCTCATCCTTCGCGCTGGACTGGTTCGTATTCGGTAACGGCTATCTGGAGATGAGGAAAAACCGGCTTGGCGGTTCTCTCGGCTTTCGTAACTCGCTGGCTAAATATACCCGTCGCGGCTCCGACCTGGACACCTACTGGTTTATTCAATCCGGGCTACAGGATCACCAGTTTACAACTGGCTCTGTCTGCCACGTTCTTAGCCCGGATATTCACCAGGAGATCTACGGTATGCCGGAGTATTTCGCCGGTTTGCTGTCGGCTAACCTGGCACATTCTGCCGACAAGTTCCGCAAACTCTATTACGACAATGGCTCGCATGCCGGGTGTATCGTCTACGTGAACAGCGCAATGGCCGATCAGGAGAGCCTCGACAAGCTGAAGAAGACGCTAACAGATACCCGACGCGGCGGGGCATTCAAAAACATTCTTCTTCACGCCCCTAACGGCGGCAAAGACTCCGTGCAGATCCTGCCGTTCAGCCAGATATCGGCAAAGGATGAATTCGTAGGGGTGAAGTCCTCCACCCGCGATGACATGTTAGCCGCGCATCGGGTGCCGCCTCAATTAATGGGCGCCATTCCGGAAGGCAACGGATCATTTGGCGATATCGAGAAGGCGGCCCGTGTCTTCGCCGTCAACGAGCTGACGCCATACATGGAAGCCATGAAGCATGTTAACGACTGGCTGGGCGAAGAGGTGATCCGCTTCAATCCTTACGCACTGCTCGAAAGCACGAAGTAACACCAGGCCGCATCGTCATTTCTGGCGGTGCGGTACCCGCCAACCCATATCACCGCCCAGGCCACACACGCCGCTCAGTCACTTTCGAATCCCCACACCTCACCAGACGCCGCCAGCGCCATTCTGGCGCATTCACTCGTTCGCATCATCCGGATCTGCACCAGAAGTCAGCGCGCGACAGGACGCGACTGGCGAACGATACGACCCCCTCCCTTACCCCCTTTACGCGCGCTTGCTCCCCCGCCTCGCCTGCGCGCTCAACCTGCCTCTTTTTGTGCACTTTGTGCAGACCGCCCAGGCCCCGCCAGCTCTGATGATGGCCCTAATTTTGATGTATTGAAAAATTGTGCAAATTTGTTCACATTTATGCGTGGTTCGAAAAACATAAAGACAGGACGGGATGGTATGAAAATTGTGATCCAAGAACCGGATTTGAGTAACGGTTTTGATGAGGCGGATATTTTTAATCGTAAAAAACTATTTCACCAAATAGTAAGATTGATACAAAGCTCTCCCCAAAAGAGTCTTGTTTTTGCGCTTGATGATAAATGGGGCAATGGTAAAACTACATTTGTTAAAATGTTCCAATCCGAAATAGAAAAAGAAGATAACTATGCAATAGACGCAATATACTTTGATGCCTTCGAAAATGATTATCAAAGTGATCCGTTTATATCTTTATCATCTCTTTTATATTCACACGTAGAATCAAAGAAAACCAAAGGAAAGAAGGTTGGAGATAAAATTCTTTCAGGGATAAAGAAAGTTGGCTCCAATCTCTTACTCAACGGTTCTAAATTTGCGCTAACAGCCATCTCTGGTGGGATCATATCATCCAATAAAATAGATGGGATAGGAGAAGTCATAACAGATTCTTTAAAATCAGACGTTGAGGGTTTTATTGAAGACAGAATAAAATCAATAAATAATGAAAAAAAAGATATAAACGATTTCAAGGAAAGCTTAAAGGAAATAATCACAGTAACCAATAATAAAACCTTGATTATAATTGATGAACTGGATAGGGCAAGGCCTGATTATGCATTAGATCTTCTCGAGCGAATAAAACATTTATTTTCAGTTGATGGTCTTGTTTTTCTTTTGGTTATGAATAGAGAACAATTCGAAAAAAGCATTTCATGTAGATATGGAAATATTGACTCTAGAATGTATTTAAATAAATTTATTCATTACTGGTTCTCACTTCCTAAAAAAACCGTATCCTCCAAGCATGTGGTTTTAGGTAAATCACCAACAACAAATTTCGACTATATATCCCATGTTCTTGAAAAAAGTAACATCACCTCTTTTCACCCCTCAGGGGTTTTTATTAGAATACTATCATTCTTAATTGATAGAAATAACGCTTCTTTACGAGAAGTGGAGCGATGCCTATCCGTCCTCGCTGTAGTTGACAACCCTAAAGAGTTTAATGCGATTACAAATAATTATTATAATGCTGGGTTGGCACTAGTTGTATTTCTAAAAGTATTTAACCCAGCCTTGCTGGAAGAGTTGATTTTTCGTGAAACCAATTATTCTGATTTCATGTCAAAATTAAAAACCAACTTCCCTGACACCCAAAGCAATATAATCACTCAGAGTCACCTATCTTTTTTAACATCATTAGTTAGATATCATTTTTTAAGCAATGAAGAATTGAGACATATGCGCTTAAGTAAAGATCAGTGGATTATAGACATTGAGAAAACAACGGTTCACAATCTTAGAACAATGATAATTGAAGATATTGCCTCGTCAATTGATAACATGCATATTAATTAACTTATTAAGACTCCGATAGGAGTCTTGATTTATAAAGCTCGCGCATAGTTCTCAACATTTAATGTTTCGTCACTTAATTTTAGCGTTTGCGCGTAGATATTAATACTAATGTTTCCGCCTATGCCGGATTATAATTATACATCTCTGTGTGTTTCAATTCTTTTTTCGGTTAACAACCTTACTCCAGCGCGTGATCAGGTCACGCACTGCCATATATTCGGAAGTTGGTTTATCTTTCTCGCCAGCCCGCCACACTTTCACCTCACGCAATTGGCCATTGTCCGCAGCGAGCAGGCTACCGCCGTGGCGAATGCGGGCGCCGCCTGCAACTGATCGCACAACTTCATCACCGACGAAAATCCGGCAATCGCGGAGCTGCGCGCCGATGTTGGCGATCATCTCTTCGGAGATGCCGTGTTTTTGCGTCGCTTCTTTTTGCTGCTCCTGGCGCAATGCGGCCTCGGCTTTTTTCTTTTGATACTCCGCAACCGCCGCCGCGTAGTTATCCGCGCGCCGTTCCGCCTCGATCCTCATTTGCTCGCGCCAGCGCTGCTCTGCCTCTTCCGGCGTCAGGCTCATATCTTTCGCAGCGGTGACTTTTGGCCCCCATGTCAGCGCGCTTTCGTCATCAATCGACGTGCGCAGGCCGCGCGCGGTACGCGTGAAGGCTTGATCTGAGCTTTCCCGGGCGGATTTTCTTAGCCTGCTGGTGATCTCCTGCCTTTGCTGGCGTGAATATCGCCTCAAAACATCGATATTCAGCGGAAGTTCTGTCACTGAACTGTCGTCGGGCGCGGTTTTATCAGCTGACACCGCCGTTTCTGACGGTGGTTTTTCGTCCGATTCGGCGCGCCCGTACAGTTATTGACAGAACTCCGAGGGGCCGCTGCGCGGCCTTCTAAGGTCAAATTCTCGACCGGCGACGGCTTACGCTTAGGCACAATCTTGTAATCGGTGGTGCGGGTGAAAATGACAGAATCACCGCCCGAGTACGGGCAATAGATACCAGTGATTTTGGCGACCGTGTCACCATAATCATTGCCATCCTCGGTGTATTCGTAGTTGAGGCGAACGCGCAGGCAATCTCGCGGAACAAATGGGCCGCCCTGTGCGTTGGTGTATCCCGGCCAGTCCGGCGCATCAGCTGCCGCGCGGGCCGCTTCAAGTTCCGGATGCAATACCAGCTCACGGCTACCCAACCGGCGCAGCTCGCGCCAGGTAGTAACGGGAGCGCCACCAATCTGCTGAAACTGGCGAATGCTCCAACGAGAAGCCCACGCCCTAACGCGCTTTGCCATCTCTTTGACTGGCTGGCCTGACTCGTCGTCTAACTCGCCATCCATGCCGTAACCGTCGATATTCTTTGAGATGTATTTCGCGATGTATCCCGTCGCTGAGCCAAATTTTTCATCAATCGGCGTGACGGTAAAACGGTGCTCTTGAGCGCCTGGCTCGCCACCGTCTTCACTCAGCGCATGTTTGCGGAAAATAGCTGTGGCGTACTCAGCCT